TTCGTCCTTGCCCGTAAAGGACTGACAGCCATCTCTATGGGGATGGACCCAAAGGCTTTAGAACGACTCCATAACAGCGAAGACTTCCTGGCGTTCTTGGACGAGGTTTATAGCCAGCGGGAGGGCTGGATTAGCAATTTGCACGACCGGAACACGGACGCCATCCAGCAACTGAGTGGGCGCATCTGTGCATTGGACGACGTGTTGAACGCCGCCCAATACAAGGCGTTGAGTGCTAAGTGGGCCTCGCTCAGGCAGTAATTCCCTGAGTCTGCATCTCGCCCATCTGGGCGGGAGCCGTGCCGATACGTCCAATTTGGGCGTTCTGCATCTGCTGCATCTGGAACTGGTACTGCTGTAAGTACTTCTCCAGACGCGACTTGAATGCCTCGTCCTGCTGTAGACGCTGCATAACGTCGGGCTGCTGGGTGTACTGCTGAATCACCTGCATCGCCACCTGAGCCCCATTCGGGCGAGCACCCACCTCGATGCCCGCGTAAATCTTGGACAGGTCATCCGTCACCTGCTTCACGATTTGCTGCTGGGCTTCCTCAGCCGGCTGGAGGACGGCATCAGCCAGGGCGGGATTAACCGCACCAGCCAACACCTCTAGCATCCGGTCCATATTAATGCGTCCATTACGGTCGAATTGCACCAAGCTGACGAACTGGTTGAGCTGGGCCTCTAGGGCCTCGGGATCGTTGTTTAGGACATCGAAGTTAATGACGATGTCGAAGTCCTCATTCGGGTCACCCCGCGAGAAGCGTACGGGATCGGTGACACCTGTGACACGAAAGAACACCTCTTCTGGGCCAAAGCGTTGATAGCACTTGAACGCCATCCGCAGAACGTCCCGAACGTGGCTCAGGAACTTGTCCACGTAGTATTGCTGCCGAATCCGGCTCATTGGGTTCTCGTGGTCGAGCCCCATAATCCGGTTGGCCTCCTGCGTGAGGGTTTGCTCAATCTCCACAGAGCCCGGATTGAAGGGAGGAACGGGCCCAAACTGTATCTCACCCATCCGGCGATAGGGGATACGAGCCGCCGGACCGTAGTCCATTGGGGGTTGACCGTTAGCCGGGTACAGGAGCGGCGGGATGGTCGCCATACTGTTCCGATCCATCCGGCTATCCCGCTCACCCTTAATCTGCCATTGCAGGCCGACTAGCTGCTCAGGAATCGTCGCCAGCTCGTACAGGCGTTTGTTGTCCTCACTCAGGCGGGTGACGACAAAGGGGTAGTCGTCATAGCCATTGAGCAGCTCAAACTTGGCAAACTTCGGTTCCTCCGATCGGCCCATAAACTGGGGGTGGAAAACCGTGCAATAGATGCCCTCAGAGTTGTCCTCCTCGGATACGAGCCGCTGATAGCAGTAAATAATCTCGTAGAGTTCGTTAGTCTGCTCTTGGGCCGACCGATTGGAGGACGTATTGGTGCGGGGATCTGTGATGTCCACCGACGTGGCGTAGTTTTCCACCACAAAATCCACCCAGTCCTTGTCCCAACCCTCCGTCGCGGCCTTGTTCTTCAGTTCCTGGGCCGTCATCAGCACCCGCCAGAAGCAATAGGGGGCCTTCTGGGGATCGGTGGTGTAGGAGGGGAAGAAAACGTCCCCATCGGGAGCCAACGCACACACCTTGGGGGCATTAACCGTCTGCCGGACGATGGGAAGCTCGGCTTTCCCGTCCTTGCGGAGCTGTTTAATGGCCTTCGTAGCCCGACTCTGGTTAACTCCCTTAAACTGCTGTTGGAGAAGGGCGGCGATGGCCTTGTCGTCGTTCCCCTCAACGATCATTCGGGCCAAATCGGGGCTCAGTTGGGCAATTTGGTTGAGGTCGAGCTGCTGAAGGAACGTCCGGTCCTCCTTTTGCCAGCCGACATAGCTCACCATCATCCCCCGCTCAAAGAGGTAGTTGGACCCCAGCTCCATCTGCCGGCGGAAATCCTTGATGTACGTGCTCACCATCCACTTCAGGAAGGCGGACGTGACCCGCGAACGCTGCAAATCCCCCACTTCTACGGGGTAGGCCCGGATGTTCGCCCGCGAGAGGGACGAGATACAGAGCGCAACGTAAGTATTGATGCGCTCGTTAATGAGGGGGACTTCCGTATCCGACGCGCCCTCAAAAGGGAAAGCGTCCGCTCCGTGCTTTCGGAGGTCCTTGCTCTTCCCGGGCCAGATGCATCGCCTGTAGTCGAAGGAGTCACGGGTGGACTCAAGATACCAGCTCAGGTCGTTTACGGTCCGGTCGTAGGCGTTCTTCAGCGTCAGGACGTCGGGTTCCTTCTGCACGAAGGTGAGGGCTTCCATTCTATCGGTGTTCATTGATTTTGCGCCGGATCGACTGGATGACTGAGTAAGAGTAATTCTTGTTGGCCGCTATCTTTTCAGACAGGTCCTGGGGGGATAGAGGTTGGTAGCGGGCGGTTAGGGTGCGAGTAAGAATCTCAAAGCCAAGAAGGCGATCAGTTTGCTCGGCCTGCCACTCCGGGTCCAATGACTTGTCATTTGGCGAGTGCATCGTGCCGATAGGTGATCCCCCCGTTGGCGTCTTCGATTAGGTCAACATAGATGTGCTTGCCGATAAGCCTATCACACGTCGAGGGTTTGACGACGGCGAGGAAGCGTCCGTCCTTCCCGTGTTGCACGCAGTAGACATAGCGGGGATTGGGTGCGCGGCCTACCACCTTCACCTGGATGCGCTTGGGCACAGCCAGAGGCACCTGCACCGCGAGCCTAATCTTCGCCGCACCCTCGTCGGTGAAGTAGCGTTGGTTCTTCACCATCAGGTGGTCTTCGGGCGCGAGACGCTGGTCCCGCAGCTTAGCCAACTGGAAATTGCTAATCTTGAGTTCCTTAGCCAGTTCAATGAAGGGAATCATCAGTAGTAGGTTTTTGGCTTCGTAATCTTGAGGGCCTTGGGGTCCAGATAGGAGATGCCGTCAATGGCGGCGTAACGCAGGACGTCCACGGGGTCCTTCCAAGCTTCATCTAGCCCCCCGTCTCCCGTGTATTCCTGAAGCGCCTGAATTAGGTTTTCACACCTATCCGAGACGTAGAAGTGGGGCCGGTTGAGACTATCCACCGGGAGCTTACGGTTGTAGCTCATCTTACTTTGCAGAGCCTGTAAGCCATCCTCGATGTCCAGACCTGGAGCCGGGTTGAACGTAAGCCCCGCATCGGACAAGTCCTCGATGATGGACGACGCCCCGTGGGAGGTCTGGTACTTCGCCGCACCTAGCCGAGGATCAATGAGACGGTCCGTCACCGTTACCCCGTGCTCGGCCTCAATTTGACCAATGAGGTCAACATAGTCCCGGATGCCAAAGCCTAGTCCCTTAGCTCCTTCTCCCCCAATCCACTTCCCGCCGTGCCATTTGGCCCACTCCCCGACATTAACATCCGGCCACTCCCGATAGACAAACCACGTCCCAGACGGGTCTACGGCTATCCAGCACATAAACCAGTTCTTCCGTCCTGCGGGGTCCAAGACCATAAAGTGGGTCTTGTTCTTCAGGTCGATGGACTCGTGCTTTACCACATTAAGCTCCCGGCTGAAGTTGGGGAACTTCGTGCTCATCGACTTAGTCGGAATCCCGTACGCACGGGTGAGCACCTCCTCCTCCGGTCGCCCGCTTAGGTCTTTGGCGATACGCTCGTAACCACCGAAAGGGTTGTCCCGGCTGTGAAAGTAGATGATGGATGCATCTCTGTTTCGGGACTTCTGTATGTACGGGACGTTCCGCCCGTTGAGTAGCTCGGCGGGCTTGGTGCGTAGGTTGGACGCTCCTTGGAGGTAGTCTCTAACCACCTCTGTGTAGCCATCAATAGGCGTAAAAGTAACCAGCAGTTTAGCATTACGAGTAGCCAACCGAAAACGAAGGGTGGCGAGAAGCTCCGGGCCGATGAGATACTCATCACACCAAGCGCCAATGTTAAGCCAGTTGGGACCACGACATCCCAGCTCCGCGCCTTCCAGAATCGTGTCGTTGTTGAGAAACTGGGCATAGGTCTTGAAGATGATTGAACTCTTACTCCCCGGTAGGATGAGACTGCTCTTAGAGAATCCGTTCTTCCGGGTGTAGGAGACGTTCTCCTCTGTACCCAAAACCTTCACTCTGAACTCTTCAGGTAGTGCGTCGTAGACGGCAGACTGCTGCTGACGGATGGACACGTCGGCATTCTGGGCGAAGCACATTATGACCGACTGGGGGTTCTCCACGGCGGCTTTGACGACGGCGTGCGCGGCCCAGGTGGTTTTGCCTGAATTTTTCTGCAAAACGCTGCCAATGAAGTAATTCCCAGTAGAAGGGACGGTAAAGTCCCACACTACGTCTGAACGTTTATGATAAACCTTGACGACTCTGCATTCGTCATTAAGGGTGAGCAACGATGAAACCACCCTTGAAATCCCTGATTGAAGATCAAGAACTGCGCGAGCGCATCGGCCAACAGCAGACCTTGCAGTCCATTTCGGACGCGCTTGCTGCTCGGTCTGGCGTTCGCTTTTCGACTGCTGCCATTTCCAAACGGTGTAAGGCAATCGGACTGCAACTACCGCGATCCGGGCCAAGAAGCGGTTCGCTGCATAAGGGCTGGAAAGGTGGGCTGCTTCTGAATAAAGATGGCTACCTTGAGCGTTATGCGCCCGACCATCCTCATCGCAAAAAACATACTCCTTACGTCTTAGAACATCGGCTTGTCCTTGAGGCACATCTTGGACGTCACCTACTGCCAACCGAAGTTGTTCATCATAAAAACGGGAACAAGACGGATAACCGGATAGAAAATCTTGAACTGTTTGAGTCCAACGCAAGGCATCTAGCCGAGACTCTGAAAGGTAAGATACCCAACTGGACGGAAGAAGGCGTCCGACGAATGCGCGCAGCCGACCGGAAAAAGCGTCCAGGGACTTACGTTTATTCTCCTGAAGAACGAGAACGCCGCCGAGCCCTAACGACTGTACGGAACGCCATCCGCCGACGCTTAGGACTCGATGCTGTGCCGAGCAAAGAAATTCTTCCCCGTTGCTTAGAACAACTCGGAACAGATTATCAGGTGCTTTTTGAAAAGGCACTTCGGCGCGAGCCACTATTCTGCGACTAGTCTGAAAGTCCCACGCTTCAACGTGGA